CGTGCGCTGTATCTGGCGGTGTGCAAGGACGATGACCGCATCCACACTGAGCGCATCAAGCTGGACAAGGATGTGGCTGACAAGGCTGTGCGCAGGGGCCACTACATTGCACTGAGCGACCGGATGCCCGAGCCGATCAGCTCGGACCCGAGCTGGTATCAGTGCAAGTTCTGCGATGCGTACAAGTTCTGCCATGAGACAAAGACCACCAAGCATGTGAACTGCCGCACCTGTGCGATGGCAACGCCATTGTCAGACAGCACATGGCACTGCGCCAAGTGGGACGATGTGATCCCGGTGGATGCCCAGCACCAAGGCTGCGAGAGCCATGTCCTGCACCCTGATCTGGTGCCTTGGCAGCGCAAGGACGGGCCAAACGAGTTCACGGCTGTGTACGAGATCAATGGCGTGAACGTGGCCAATGGCGACCCCGAGCAGGAGGGTGTCTACAGCTCGAAAGAGCTTCTTGCCAATGCCAACGCTTGCGTGAGTGGTGATCCGCTGATTGCTGAGATGCGCAGGGATTGGGATGCGAGGGTGGTGGGATGAGAGTTCTTATTGCTTGCGAATATTCTGGCCGAGTGCGTGACGCATTCATTCGGGGTGGGCATGAGGCCATGAGCTGTGACCTGCTGCCAACTGACAGTCCTGGCCCACACTACCAAGGCGATGTGCGTGATGTGATGCACGAAGGCTGGGATTTGATGGTGGCCCATCCGCCATGCACATATCTGAGTGTTTCAGGGATGCACTGGACAACCCGTGGTCTGCGTGATCCGAAGCTGACCGAGGATGCTTTGGACTTTGTGCGCCTACTAATGAATGCACCGGTTGATCGAATTGCCATCGAAAATCCGATCAGCGTGATAAGCAGCCGAATTTGCAAGCCTGACCAGATCATCAATCCATACGAATTTGGCCATGACGCCAGCAAAAAGACTTGTCTATGGCTGAAGAATCTGCTGCCATTGAAGCCGACAAAAATGATTGAGCCTCGCATTATCAACGGGCGCAAGCGCTGGGGTAATCAAACGGATGGAGGCCAAAACAAACTGGCCCCAAGCGCCGACCGATGGAAAATCCGCAGCGAGACATATCAGGGCATCGCTGACGCGATGGCTAAACAGTGGGGAAGCCATGCTCCGTGAATACCAACAACGCACCATTGACCAGCTGTATGCGTGGTTCTCTGCCGGTGGCAAAGGTAACCCCTGCCTGGTGCTGCCAACAGGCTCTGGCAAGTCGCACATTGTGGCCGCGCTGTGCAAGGACGCCTTGCAGACTTGGCCAGAGACTCGGGTGTTGATGCTGACCCATGTCAAGGAGTTGATTGAGCAGAACGCTGAGAAGATGCGCCAGCACTGGCCGGGTGCGCCGATGGGCATCTACAGCGCCAGCATTGGCCGGCGTGATCTGGGCGAGCCGATTACCTTTGCTGGCATCCAGTCGGTGCGGACCAAGGCGCGTGAGATGGGCCACATTGACCTGGTGATCATCGACGAGTGCCACTTGGTAAACCACAAGGATGAGGGCGGCTACCGCAGACTGCTGGATGATCTGAAGGCAATCAACCCAATGATCAGGGTGGTGGGCTTGACGGCCACGCCTTACAGACTTGGGCATGGCCTGATCACAGACAAGCCTGCGCTGTTTGATGCCTTGATTGAGCCGATCAGCATCGAGGAGCTGATCTTCAAAGGCTACTTGTCAACGCTGCGCTCCAAAGTCACCAAGGCCAAGCTGGATGTGACTGGCGTTCACAAGCGCGGAGGCGAGTTTATTGAGTCTGAGCTGCAAGCTGCGGTGGACACGGACGACAAGAACCATGCTGTTGTGCAAGAGGTGATGGCCTTGGCCGGGGAGCGCAAGGCTTGGCTGTTCTTTTGCGCTGGGGTCCAACACGCCCAGCACATTGCCGAAGCCCTGCGCCAGCAGGGGGTGGCCGCTGCGTGCGTGACCGGGGACACATCAAAGAAGCAGCGTGATGAAATCATTGCCGACTTCAAAGCTGGCAAGCTGCAAGCGCTGACCAACGCCAATGTGCTGACCACTGGCTTTGATTACCCCGACATTGATCTGGTGGTGATGCTGCGCCCCACCATGAGCGCCAGCCTGTACGTCCAGATGGCTGGCCGAGGCATGAGGGTCAAGAGCCACACCGACCACTGCTTGGTGCTGGACTTCGCTGGGGTGGTGGAGACGCATGGCCCGATCACCAACGTGCAGCCACCAAAGAAGGGTGGCGACGGCAATGGTGAGGCACCAGTCAAAGCCTGCGAGAACTGCGACGAGCTGGTCCACATTTCGGCAACGGTCTGCCCAGCCTGCGGCCATCCTTTTCCTGTGAGAGAGGCCAAGAAGCTGCAACTGCGCAATGACGACATCATGGGGCTGGAGGGCCAAGAGCTGGAGGTGACGAGTTGGAGATGGCGTGAGCACATCAGCAAGGCATCAGGCAAGCAGATGCTGGCAGTGACGTACTACGGTGGGCTAAGTGACCCGGCTGTGACTGAATACTTGGCTATCACGCACGATGGGTATGCAGGCCAGTCTGCTGTGCAAAAGCTGATAACAATTGCGGAGCGTGCCCAAATTGCGCCCGGTGGCCTGAATGTGCCGACTATGCTTGACATGGCGCAAAACCTGAACAACGCAACACCGCCAAGCATGATCGAGTTTCGCAAAGACGGTAAATTTTTTAAGGTAACAAGGAGAAAGTGGAATGATTGATGAAGTAGCAAAAGCGCAAAAGTTGCGTCTGTGTGATTTGTGCAAAATCGAAAAGGAACCCAAGGGCGGCATCGAGGTGCGCTCTAAATGGCACTGCGCCAAGTGCTGGGTCAAGGCAATGCAAAGGGGGTTGAAATGAGACATGCCGAGCCAGAGATGGTGACAACTTACAAACAGTGGCTCAAGGCCGGGCCACCGCGCTGCTGCCACACCTGTGAGCATTACGGCACAGACGGGTTGTGCGTTGAGTTCTTCATGAAGCCGCCTGCTGAGTTTGCTTCCGAGTTGGGTGCCTGCCCCAAGTGGGAACAGGAGATTAGATTTTGACTGATCGCATACCAACCGAACATGAGGAGCAGCGCGAGCTGGTGCGCTGGTTCCGCCAGACGCACCGAGGCGTTCGCATTTTTTCTATCCCCAACGGCGGCGCCAGAAGCATCACCACTGCCGCCAGGCTGAAGGTCGAGGGGGTATCCGCTGGCGTGCCTGATCTGTTCATCCCTGCGTGGAAACTTTGGATCGAGATGAAGCGCATCAAGGGAGGCAGTGTGAGCGCCGAGCAAAAGGATTGGATCAAGTACCTTGAGGAAGTGGGATATTGTGCTAAAGTGTGCAAAGGTGCTGATGATGCCAAGGCGCAGATCACTGCCTTTTTTAACCAACAGAAAGAAACACCATGACCGAGCAAACCAAAGACAAGTACATGACCATCCGACTGCCTGCTGATGTGGAGATGGAGGTCCGCAAACATGCCGAGCGCCACACCAGAACGCTGGCCGCGCAGGTGCTGCACTACATCAAGCAGGGGTTGGCGAAAGAAAAGAAGTGACTTATGGTTTGTCCCTATAAAATAATTGTGTGGAATTGTGGGAAGTGTGTTTATAATCAACCATCGCAACAAACCAAACCGGAGTAACCGACATGGCAACTTTTACATATGACCAAGCAGTTGAACGATTCAACGAAGACATGAGCAACTCCCTTTGTGATGGTGATCGCAAGATGTCAACCCAATGGCTGGCCGAGCGCATCAATGACGCAGAGCGTGCTGAGAATCTGCGCCGCGACTGGATGTTGCAGTTTCGTCAATCCATGCGCCAACTGGCCTAAACCAACCGGGGCTTCGGCCCCATCAAGGAAACCACCATGAAACAACACACTGAAACCCTCCTCGACTACCTCACCGCCATCGCCATTGGCATTGTCTTGGCCGCTTGCCTGTTCTACGGGTGGTCGTCATGAACTACGCCGCCATCGCATTGGCCATGAAGGCTGAGATTAACAATCCAAGACGGTTTTACATGCCAAACAGCCCAGGCTCGTTTGTGCAGGATCGGCTTTTCAAAGAGTGCCTGTGGGAAGAAGCCACATGGTTTTGGAACGCTTATTGCAGTCGCCACTTTGCAGTGCCAGAGCTTGATGAACTGAACGCAATACTTCGTAATTTGGATGCAAACGAAACAATGCCCGATTGGGGCACGAAAGGAACGTGAAATGACACAAGCACAGAAGGTATTTGAGGCCATTATGAGGACGAAAGGCCATACAGATTTCAAGACAGCTAAAGGGCGTTACACAAACGCCAATTTGCATGTCAGGTGGAGTTACTTTCAACTTGGTTGGGAGATGCGCGAGGTGACAAAATGAGCAAAGAAGCCCTTAACCCACCAGCACAGCAGGAGCCAAGGATCGACATCTACCGCAGCTTTGAGCAGTGGAAGAGCGGCAACGTGCTGGAGCATGGCGTCCCCCGCACCGAGTTTTACACCAAAGCCGATCTCGATCTTGTTGAGATGGGGTGGAACTACGGCTATGACGCTGGCCGTGCAGTGGAGCAAGCCCTCGACAAGAAGGCAGAGAACGCCAGAGAGTTGGGGCTGGACTATGAGCCAGCACCAGCAACGGAGTTGCGAGAGCAGGAGCCTGTACCAGCCGCGATGAAAACAGTCATTCAAGCAATGCAGCAAGACCCTGATTACGCATGGAGCTGGCACTGCAACATAGCGATGGCTTTCGTTGATGCTGGCGGCGACCACTACACCGGAAATCAAGGTGCGGCGCGTTTTATGAAGATGCTTGCGAACGTAGAGCCAGCGCACGAACTTCCATCCCCGCAGCCAGCACAGCAGGAGCCTGTGACATGGGGTGTTGATTGGGGCAGAGCTGGCGATATTCCTTGCGTAAGCATCATCAAGCGACTGCCTGACGGTCGCATTGAGGTGGTGGCTGTTGAGTACGGGCCACAGCGCACATGGGTTGGGCTGACGCTTGAAGACATGGAAACAACACATTGGTCACCGGATTTCCGCGCTGGCGCAAAGTGGGCAGCAGCCAAACTTAGGGAGAAGAACAAATGAAAACA